CTCCAGGGTTGGTATGAGAGACTGTTATTTAATGTCGCTGTTTAGTCTCGGTGAGGCGACAAAAAAGGTGAGGAAATCCTCACCCGTTCATGTATTTATATTAACACATCCTAAACATTTTGTCAAGTATCATATTCTACAGCAGGGTTTATATCGAAATCTACTTAGTCCTGTCATTATACACAATTCGGATAACAACTGTGACTCCTTGTCTGGTGTGTGGTACTTGTAGTCACCCTGACGAGTGTCCCACCACTCACCCTGATAACCAGCGTTGGTGAAATGATTTAGAAACTCAATGCTGTAATCGTATACAAAGTCTTTATCCATTAAGGACAATGTGGCACCATAAGATAATTGGTCCCTGATACCACCTTTCATATACAACTCCCACCAGTTTTCGTTAAAGTCCTGCTCGTTATTTCTCCACAGGATTGTGTTTAATGGGGAAAACCAATCTGTAAAATCAAAGTCTAGTGACTTTAAATGATTAGTAAACTGCATTATACTATCATAATCCACCCAACCTTTACGATAATACTCCATACACTCGTTAAGATATGAATGTCTGTGTGGGTGCTGAAGACAGAACATCTTCTCACTTTCAAATATAACCTCACTCAGATCAAAGAAGGTCTCATTGAGTAAGCGTAATTTTGTAGCATCACAGTATATGCTGGGTCCATCAAAAGGACAGTTGATTTTGTAGTAGCGTGATGTTCTTATAGGATGCCCACAGTCTACACTAGGGTAAACCTTCCAAGGACCCACTGCCTCGGCGTCTCCAAAGCATACGTACTCATGACCCGCTGGCATGTCAGTAGGCAGGGAACAATAATCATTTTCAATACAGGTATATAATATCATTGAACACTTCGCATAAAATCGTGATTATGTTTTACATAGATCTTTGACATACCCACGTAAGATCTCATGGCATTGACAAACTCATGTCTAATTTTCCACTGATCATGTGCTCCCCTTTGAGGATGCTTTCCCATACGTCCTACTTTATTATGATATCCAAGTGCTACACCGCAGTCATTTCTATCCGGTATTATTTCGGGGTTCAAATTATTAAGTTGTAATGCGGCATCAAATGAAATCTGATCTCTATTGACACCTACATCAAAGTAATGCCACCACGAATCTCCAAACTTGACAACATCATCATTGATAGTTCTGTAGATTATAGTTCCTAATGGACTTCTATACTGTCTAAAATTATATCCATCTTCAAATAATATTCTAGTGAGTTCTACACCCTCATTAAAACCAAAGAAAGAACACTCAAATCCTTCTAGCATTTCATCATAGTAAGAAAAATTATTAGGATGTCTTAGTATAGTAAATGGGAATCTCTCCTTTGCCAGTTCAACGAACTCTTTAGTCATCACATAGCATGCGTCTATCCACACTGTGTCTTCACCTACATCAAAATATTTGTGTGGATTTATCTTAGGATATGCTGACAGTCTTCTTGGACAGTCTATATCAACATCAAGTTCTATGAACTCCCATGGTCCCTGTTGTACAGCAGTCCCATCATGAAACATGACGTATCTTACATCGGGATCATAGTAGTGATTAGAAATTCTATCGTATGAGTTTGTAATACAGGAATAGATAATCATACTACAGCACCGAGAATCTTTCTAAGTTTTTTCTGGAACGCTTTGTCAGTATTCTCAACGAATGAATAGTTATGTGGATATGCTTTAGCACGAGTTGATTGACTTAGGTCAACCTGCATCCCAACCCTAGGAACATTTTTACCAAAAACCAAGTGCTCAGCGATAGCACTGGTGATCTGACACCCATGATATAGTTTATAATTTTTATACCATCTCCAATATTCTACGTTCCAATCTACCACTGCTGGTGTATTATGTCTCCATACACAGCAGTTGATAGTGTGATCCCAGGTAGATGGTCGATAACCAACAGATCGGATGTCCTGAGCACACCGTATAAGGCGATCCTCAGGCACAAAACCACACCTATGAAGCTTCATAAACTCACCCAGCAGTGTACGCTTGTCGGGGTGATGCTGTAGGGTGATCTCACGTTGGAGGATGTCGCGTGATCTGTCAGCAAATGTTTCATCCATACGATAACAGGCATCCACCCATACATGAGGTTCATCGAACCACAAATGAGATAGACACCTGATACGATACGCTTTTAAGACAGGATCACCTTCCTCAGAGATTTTTATAAACTCCCACGGTCCCTTCTGTTTGATTGGTTTGTCATAAAAAAGCACATACTTCACGTCCGAATCATAGTGGTGATCAGGGATCGTGTCGTATGCGTTGGTGATCGTCGTAAATATAATCATCAATCTCGATTGTTCAATTTAACCTCATTGCTAACTTCACCAAGAGATTGTCCAATAATCTTATTAGACACCTGACCTGGTTCTCTGCTAAACCATCCAGTACAAATATACTTATCTTTCTCACCGGTCAAGAAAGCACCACGATGCATGTGAGTATAGCAAGCAGGCCATAGAACAACAGTTCCTCGCGTCGGGTGGAAAGACTTTTTCTGGTGAAGAAAGTCTGTTGCTCCGCCATCCTCAGGTGGGATGTCATTCAGATAGATCATCCATGTCAACACACGGTCACGATACATGAAGGATCCATTCTCACAATGCCAGACATGGTATCCACCACCAGGTTTTGTCTTCTGAAGTTTACATGTCCAGGATGAAACTGGATCAGCAGAGTCAATGATGCCCTGATACTCCTTAGCATACATCTCAAACGCTTGCCCAAGAGCTTGATTGACTTGCGCTGCGAGACCAGGATCAGAAACCTCAAGATAGATGCCATAGTCTTTACGACCCATTAATCCATTACTGAATTGCCCTTCACCGTCACCGAAAGACTCCAGACTATATTCTCCCCTATCATAACAATCTTCTTTGACATACTTTAGTCCATGCCAATAATCAAATGCTTTGATAAGGATGTCACAAAACTCTTGAGTCACTAGACCTTCGGCAATGCCGATGTGGTCATAGAATTTCATCTGAACTGGTTGTTGCTCAGTCATTGCTGTACGTATGCTTGGGGTGGTAGTCTGCCAACATATTCGTCAAGGATCATTAGTTCCTCAAGTTTAATATCTTGTCCGTTTTGCTTCCAGTAATTCTCTAGTCCTTCTTGACTATCCTTATGGAAGATATCAATGTGCTCTTCATGAATGGCAGAACCCATGTTGAGTTTATAATTGAAGATTGGGACAGCATATCCCTTACCACTATCTAGGATCAAATCCTCAGATACCGCACGGGGTTTGATGTTCTGGTCAATCTTCCAGAAGTCACCACGCTGATGTAATTTTAGCACCTTCTCTGCGTGATGTCTAGTGATAAGATAACAGGCAGCAGAGAAGTCATTAATGAATCTTAGATGTAGTTTTAGATGAATACCCTGAGGATTGATGATCGTAAACTGACATGTATCAAAATTGATGGGAAGTCTATTACGAATTTCAGTCCACTTAAATGCCCAGTGCTTAGCGGTATTTAAGTCTACATCGTCTTCCATGATCATGACCTCATCAAGGTCAGTCTCGTTCACAAAATACTTAATTGCTTCCAGGTGAGTTAGAACACATCCAATCTCACCGGGGTTCATGTTATCAGGAACCCTACCCTTCAATCTATCAGTGGCATCATCTCTACCATCAATACCAGTAATGCGATGGTGGTTCTCAATCTGCCAATAAGCAAGATGATCCTCCATGTACTGACGGCGATCTGGATATCGATCCAGGTTTAACCACAGGACAAGAGGAAAGTTCTTAAGCTTCGGTGCTGCTTTGTTCTTGTCCATTATCAAGTGCTTGCTGTCTTCTAACTTTGGCGTACTCAACGTTGTCATAGTATTCAGAAAGTTTGCCTTTAGACATGACTCTTAATTTTTCCCAAAGAGATCTGTTCTCCTCAATATGTGGATTAGTAAACCAAGAGTTAGAAGTTCTAGTGTGCTCTAGGTGCATGATGTCTCCACTATATCTGATGACATTAGACAGAGAATTAAATCTCATATATCGTTCGTCATCCTCATACCCATAAGAAACAAAGTTCTCATTCTCCATACCCAGACGGATGTATTCTTCGCGGTCAAAGAACTGACAGAATCCATACTTGGCATCCCACTTTCTAGTCTGACCCTCAAAGGCATTGAAGTCAAAGTTTGAGTTAATAAAATTACTTACACTTTCATCAGTAGGAGTACATTGAATTTGATACTCACCAAAACCATAAGGATATACACACTTGACAGGTTCTGGTTTGCCACCTTCCTCAGAAATATATCCGTTAAGGATATAATCAACTGCCTTAATATAACTCAGTTGAGGTAGAAGAATATCACTGTCATAGTTTACAACCACCTTCGTTTGAGCAGCGATTGCCATATCATTAAGCAATCGAGTACGATGAAATGTATAATCGTCACTCTTCTCAAAGATATGAGTGATCATACTAAACTCTTCTGGAAGAAGAGCTTGCTCTAATTGTGGAACAACAGCACTCTTGAAAATAGATTCTTGATCGATTTCGTAGACAATAATATTAGTTCTGAAGTTACGACAGAGATAAATCAGCGTGGTAATAATATTACGCATACGATCAGCAGACTCAATCCTCAAAGGGATCATAAACGTCGCATCATCTAGACCATAACGCACAATTTCTTTCTGTTCTAGCATCAAATTACCTCCCAGTTATCGCAGTATAGATCTGTTGTGTCGTGCGCTGAAGTATATCCTGTACCAAACCACTTGCTAGGAGCAATAATTCTTTTATCAGGGTTCTCACTCAACCAGGATCCCCACCAAGAGAAGGATGAGTTTGCGATGATGAAGTCATCGCAGAGTGACATCATGCAAAGGTCAGCAAGGTTGTCTCCGCCTTCGGAAACAAGGAAGCGGTCATCGTCGAATTGATCATTGCACCAAGCAGGATCGTCACTGAAAACAATAACATTACGATCAGAATCAAACTTTTCCAGTGCCGCATCGTAGTATTCTTTAGAACATGGTGGGTGGTTGTCAGAGTTAACCAGGTAATCACCACGACGTACATGGAGAGCAATCGGTTTATCTACCGATGCGATCATCTCTTTACAAGGGTTAGCAATATTGTTTTTAAACTGGAAGTCCTCACGGATATCCTTCTCAATATGCTCAAAGTATTTTGTTGACTGAAGATAGGCATAAACATTGTGCCCATCAGGCATGTTATCAAATAGATTCTGGTCAAACCTAAAACTTGCTTCCTGAACATAAGGTCCAGGACATGTAGCAATGTTTGTAAGACCAGTTAGTTTGAATGCCTCAAACAACTGGTGGTCTGTCCACTCATCTGTAAAATCACTAGCAGGAATACAAAAGTCATATCCCTTATGTGATGCTATGCCACGGAGTCCAGCGTACTGGAACATCTGGTTGCCCAGACGACCGTGCCTCCCTAGATGATTGAATCCAATCATGATTGCCAGTGATAATGATAAAAGTTACCTCTAGGATCACACATAGGATCCTCAGATGTAACACGGTAACGGAGTTGTGACTGTCCCTTGAAGTCGGTACGGTCACCAATAATGCTATATGCTTTGAGAAGATTATCCTTATTCTTCAGACGCTGTACAACAGAATTCTTTGCTGCTGGATTCCAATATCGAAAACCTTCGTATTGACCAGGTGCGTAAACTACATCAGCAACTGTATTGGGATACAAAGGAGATCTTACACGGTTTAGAATAGATACAGCAACACAAAACTCATCTTGTGTGTTGGTCGCTGCTTCTACTTGTACA